TAACGGGCAATACTTCCAATGTCGCCGTAGGCATCTAGGCTTATTGAAATGTCGCTTATCGTGCCTGTAAAAATAGTCTCTTGCCCGCTTGTGCCTTTGTCTATAGATACGGCTAAAGCGTCTGCTAGTTCAATGTCTAGCGGGTTGTCTGCATCTGTCCAAAAACTAAGGTTAGCAAATCCAGCCTGGGGCTGCTCTAATACGTCGCGCCTGCCTGAACTAATCCGTATGCTCGAAATAGTATTAGCGGGAATGAATACGCCGCCGTCTATTTCTACGGTTGGGTTAGGCTGGTAAACGGTCATAGCTGCGACCCTGCCAAATTAACCGCCCCAGTTCGTCGCGTACTTTGTTGCATTATACGTTCGATACTTCGGCGTGCGCTTTCGCCGTCTATTACGCCGTTAAAAATAAACGTGTTACCGCCGCCGCCGTTGTCTGGTCGAATACTGCCCGAACCAGAAGGTACAAATATTTCACTTCCAAATTCACCCACCCGCACCGCTTGACCAGCCATAACCGAACCGCCTGCAGCTCGTCCACCTGCGAATTGTAGGTAATCGCCTAACCTGCTAAATGGGTTCATAAAGTCGCGTAAGCCTTGCGGGACGCTATCGTAAAAACGCTTATAAGTTTTGAAAGCGTTAGTTACGTTTGTAATAGCGTTAGCAAAAGTTTCTAATGAGCGGGCAATACGCTCTAAAGTGCTAATACCGTCTACAGCGTCGGGGCTGGAAAGTTCGCTAAACATATAACCAAAAGCATCTGCTACGGCATTAAGTGAACCGCCTAAGCTGTAAGCACCGCCGCCGCCCAAATTGCCGCTTAACTCTCTCGCCCTGGCACTTAGTCCGTCTGGGTCTTCGCCTGAAAAACCCTTAGCAACTAAATTAACCTGCTCTAGCAGGGTCTTTAGAGTAGGTAAAATTCCTACGCCTATGCTCTCTTTAAGTTCTCCAAAACGCTCGGTAACAATGGCTAACTGCCCTGCGTATGTTTCGGTATTGGCTTTAGCAGCTCCACCGAATAAGCGTGTTAATTCACCTTGTACTAAATTAAAATCGCCAGACTTCTTTATAGCGTCGTCTAGTGGAATACCTAGTTTAGTAAGCGCTCCAATGTTCCCATTATATGCTTTGGCTAAGCTAAGCGACACATTTTCTAAATCTTTACCCGTCGCCGCCGATATGTCTAAAGCTAGGTTAGTTAATTGCTGGGCTTTTCCTACGTCGCCTGTAGCTCTGGCAAGGTTCGCCAGGGCTGGGCGTAGTTTGGTATCGGCTACGCCAAAGGCTAGTTGCTGTTTTGTTATGTATTCTTCCGTGCTTGCTATTTGTGCGTCTGTAGCGTTAGTAGTATTTTGCAACGCTTTTGCTAGTAAAATTTGGCTTTGTTCGTCTTCAATAGCAGCTTTAACACCGTCTACGCCAATTTTTACGGCATAGGCGGCGGCGGCTACGCCTGCAGCTGCTAGGGCTGCGCCTGCAATTTTGCCCGCTTTTGCTACCTTGTTACCAAATGTTTGGGTATCTTGCCCAGCCTGTTTTAAACCTTTACCAAATTTATCTACATCTGCTAAAAGGTTAAGTTTAAGGGTTCTTTGTGTAGCCATTAAATCGTTACCCCTTTAGTCCAGTTGCTTAAAACTTCGTCGCAGGCTTCGTGCCACTCTCTAGTTATTTTAGGCTGTAAGCGGCGCAATTCTGGGTAAATCCAGTAGCCTTCGTTACCTTGCCCGCGTTTAGGGCTTCGGTAAGGAAAGCGACGCCCACCGTTAGGAAATGCACCGTTAGCGCTAGTTGGGTCTGCTCCAAATTCCGAACCTATAAGTAGCTCGCCTGAAACTGCTCCGCCTGAAAATTTAACCCGCGAACCGCCAATAGTAATATTTGGTACGCGGTCTTTATTAGCCCTGGTAGTTTGCGCTATCTTCATAGCCTGGCGATACATAGGCGCATAACTAGCTGCGGTTTTAATGTCTTCGGCTACCCAGCTAGCAATACCTTTAACTTTTTCTTTAAGTACGGTCTTGCTTTCGGCGTCCATTTCGTTAAGGTCTTTTAGCAGCTTTCGTACTTCGTCGTTTATATCCATTTTTATTCGGATAGTTTGCTTTTCAGCCATTACCTGCTATTCCTTTCCGCTATGAGTTCTAACGCCGTTTCAATGTCAGAGCGACGCCACTTTAGTAAATCCATTAAAGGTATTCCCGTAGTTACGGAAATTTTTACTAAGGTGCTTCGGGTGTTACTTTTGGGTCTTCCTCTAGCACCTCTACCGTTTCGTATTCATGGGTTCGCCATGCCTTACTTGTCTTTAGTTCGGTGTGTCCACCTAACCTGCTAGCAATAAAAAGCATTTCGTTAATTACTTTCATGCTGCCTTTATTCATTTTTAAAACGGCTTCGTTATAGGTAAGTCCTAAAAATTCTTCTAGTTCTATCCATATTTCTATGTCTTCGTCGCTCACTATGTAATTAGTGCCCTGTTTGGTAGTAATTTCGTATTTCATTTAGTGCCCTGTTCTCTTAGTTAAGCGCGTGAAACGCTGCCGTCTTCTACTACAAATTCGACTGTTGTCGTTAGTACGTCTGTTGCTCCGCCGCCAATAGCTGGGAAGTTAGGAAAGACGTTGCAAGTAAAAGTTGAGCCGTTACAATCGAAACTTGCAGCAATAGCGGTATCTCCAGCTGCGCCTGTTGCGTCAAAGAGAGCGTCACAAAGCGAACCTGCTGCGCCCCAGTCTGCATACATTTCTACGCTTAGGGTAGCTGTGTAGTCGATAGTTTTGTAAGCGCGTCCACTAAGCACTTCTAAAACCGCTTGGTTTGCTTCAACTGTTAGCGTAACCGTGCTAGCTTGTGCGTCGTAGTTGTCGCCGTCGATAGTCAGGGTTAAGTCCCTGCCTGTAATGTAAGTTGCCATTAGGCTAACCCTTCCTTTTCGTTGTTATGTAGTTGTTACTAACTCAATGGTAAGCGAGCTAGTAAGCATTTGTTGCCCAGACACTTCTTGTATTTGGGGCTGTGACCAGCCGTTAATAATAGAAGTCCCTGCAGGTAGTTCGTCGAATGTGTCAAGCATTAGCGCTTCTATGTTGGCTAAAGCGGCTTGGTTATCAGCTGCGCCCACAATGGCGGTAAGTTCAAAGCGTACGTTAATGCGGTTGCCCGCTCCGCCAATACTGGCAGGCGATAAGTACGGGCTAGCGGGTACTAGCACTAATGCAGGCGGGGTTATTTGTTCTCTAGGGAAAGCATAAACTACACGCCCTGCGGCGCTTAGAGCGCTTGCTAGAGCGTTGCGCAGGCTAACTAGGTCTGCCATTATCCGACCAAACTATTAGTGTCTACGTCTTTACCTAGTAGACCCATTACGCGCTGTAGCATGGAGCGCCCCAGGCGGTATGGAGCAGGTGCAAAATCTACCCCTTGCTGTCCCATAGTGCCCTTCTGGGTTTCCCAAATGTCTACGGCTAGGGCAAGGCAACTTTCACGAACGCTAGCATTATTATCGTACAAAGTAGCTTGTGAAGTTAATGCGGCTTTACCGTATGGTCGTAGCGGTGTAGCGATAACGTCGGCAGCTGTAATTGCTACTTTAAAATCGTTTGCCCTATGTTCGGTAACCGTGCGAGAACCATTAAAAGTTGCTCCACAGGCAGAAATAGTAAGCGCCGAACCTACTACAAAGTCATGTGGTTCGGCTGTATAAAAGGTTGCTACGTTGTCTTCCAGCTCGACGCTCACAATATTAGAGCGGTTAAATTCTAGGTAACTTAAAATAATGTCACTAGCGGCGTCTGCTACTTGCTGAACTACTGCGTCTGAATAGATTGAACCAATGCCAAGTACAGCCTTTAACTCACTAATGCTAATAATTGCCATAGGTTTAACCTTTCAGAATTGGGGTGTAGGGGCGGCACAGGGCAGCACCGCCCCTACGATTATTTGGGTGTTTTAGCTCTGCTGGTAAACGCGAACGCCCAAAGGCTTCTTAACAGCGATAGCGCCGTAACCGTAAACGGAAACTTCGATTTCGCCTGAACCAATTACATCTACGCGAACTTGGCGTACTGGGCTTTCGTACCAGGTAGCAGCTTCAGGTGCGACTAAAATCATACCTTCGTCTGCGCCTGCTCCAATGTGTGGGTCTACGAATAGGTTTGTGCCTAATACGTTACCTACGATTGAAGTACCGTTTACTGCGCCAGGTGCATTTGAAGGTGCGGCGGCGGTGTAAAGTGGGCGCTTGCTGTCGTCCTGGTATCCCATGATGTTAGACCAGTTTGTAGTATTCGCTACAAGGTTGCGGGCGAAATTGCCTGAACCTGAATAAGCGGCAGCGCTTTCGGTTGAGATAAAAGACTGTAAGCCTGTTGCTGTACCTGCTACTGCGGTTGCATCTGTTCCACCTGATAGAAGGGCAGAAACTACTGCAAGGTCGGTTGCCTTAGCGTAAGCTGCAGCCATTTCCCGAAGAAGCTCGGTTAGGAAGGCTGGACTTGAGCGGTCAATTAACTCCCAGCTAATTCTCGAAGCGCCTGCGTACTTCTGAACATCTACGGTTAGGTAGTTTGAAGTCATAGGTGTTCCAAATGGGCTGTCGCCTTCGTTTACATCTGCAACTGTTGGCGCTTGAGTTAGCTTAGGAATTGTGAAGCTCATTCCTGAAGCTGGCAAAACGCCGCGTGAAATTGCGTCGATAGTTGGGCGTCCGTCAATAGTCGTAGAAATAAACTCTTGAAGGTGGGTAGGCAGGGTTAGACCCGTGTTGGTGGTGGTACTTTCGTCCGCTGCTCTAACGTACTGGCGGCTTTCGTCGTTACCCATAGCTGCTTTAATGCTGTGCTCTAGGTAGGAAGTTCCGTCTACGATTGGGCTTCGTGGTGCTGTGCGAATTGGAGCGGCAGCCTGAATAACAGCTGGTGCTGCTACTTCCTCTGCGGCTTCAACTACGGTTTCTTCGTTTTCCATAATTGTTCCTTCTGGATTTTCCTCGGCGGCTGTCGCTTCGGGGGTTTCTGGGGTGTCGCTTTCTTCTTCTTCACTAGCTGCGACGTCACTTATTAAAGCGCTCTTAAAAGCGGGGTTTGTAACGTGTGCGACTTGCTGCAAGGTGGCAGCGCTTACGCGCATTACGCCTTTGTCTATTGTGTATTCGTCCGCGCTAGCTTCAATACTAAAAGCGGGGCGTAAACCTTCGGCGGCTTCAATTAGGGCGTCTGTTCCAGCCGTAGTAGGGGCTATTTTAAAAGCCATAGAAATACCTGCAGGTGTAATAACTTCACTTCCTGCAATACCGCGCCCTAGTGGGTCTGTTCGGCTGTGTTCTTTGTTTAAAATAATTTCTTCAGCTTTAAACTGTTGGAAACTTCCAAATTCAAATACTACTTCGCCTGCGCTGGTTCGACCAGAAACGCCGAAGGGTACGACCATTCCTGTAATAGTCCTATTAGGTACGTCTGCGGCTAAAATTTTGCCGTCAAAGTTAATTTGCATTTGTTTCGCTTCCTCTAGGGGCTAGGTCTTCCATTTCCCTAGCTTCGTTTATGTCAATTAAACCAAGCTCTAGCATTTTGCCTATTACCTCGATACGCTCCATAGCCGTACCGCGTAGGTATTCTTCAACCTCAAAACGTACGCGCTGGGTCATTGGGGTTATATCGTCCATACTTAAACGACCTTCTACCGCAATAAGGTACGGCATTAGCGATAAGTCAATAAGTGAGCGGCGCTCCTGCAAGGTATTGCTATAGGTGCTACTAGTGCTTTCAGCGTTTAAGTACCAGGCTGGAATATTCATTAAGCGGGCAATTTCGGTAGCCGTGTTCATACGGTTCGCGCTAAGTTCCATTTGGGTAGCGTCAAAACCGAAAGCCTGCACTTCAAGGTTTCCAGATAGGTAAGCGGTTGAACGCTGGGCGCGTGCAGCTTTCCAGTTAGCCAAAAGGCTAGATACTTGCGCAGCTGGAAGGTCTACGCCGCTGTTTTTAATATACATAGCTGGGGCTGGTTCTTCTGCCATACGGCTTACAGCCTTTTCTAGGTCTAGCGCTGTTTTAATTGTGCGCCCTGCGCGGCTTAAAATTCCGCCTGTTCCAAGACCGTAAAAAACAATTAGTGAGCCTACGCCACTCATTGGAACTAAATTCATATCTACATAAAAGCCGTCAATAACGATACCGTTTAAGCCTTCGGTATTGTAACTAACCCGTAATGGGTCAATGCGTCGGGCGCGTGTAGGTCGTCCGTCGTCTGGCGAAACTTCTAAAACCTGCCAATAGGCGACGTCGTGAAATAACAAATCGTCAAAAGTCCAAGACATTACTACGGCTGTAGGTAGCGCTGGGTCTGGCTGCTCTAGAATTGTTCGCCCATAAATTTCGGCGTTTGTGGTTTTGTTGTAAGCGCGTAGTGGAAGGCTAGCAGCTGTACCGCAGATAATAGAGCGCGCTCTAGCTACGGCTGGTACTTCCATAGCTTCTTGTCGCGTAGTAAAAGGCGACATAAAGAAGGGTGCGAAGTTTTGGCTAGGTA